ATACCCAAGATCTTTCTCCTTCAGAACCTTCAACTTGTTTCCAATCTGAAATAGATTCATCCCATTCATATTGATGAGTAGTCATTGGTTTTGGAAATGGTGGTCTCCATTTTTTTCTTTCTGGATCATACCACCATAAAGGATGTGGTTGAGGTAAAATAAATTCATCAAATTCTTCATTATATAAAGAACCATCTAAAACAACTCGATTATATTCTTCATCATAATGATATCCTGGTGGAATAAAAACTTGATGAACTTCATCATAGAAGTCACCTATCCCAGCATACTTATATCTAAAATTTGAATTATAAGAAGTTTGAACCCACTTTGTATCTTGTCCTAATAAGTTTTTATTGAATTGAATTCCAATCTCTTCTGACTCATTTCCATTTTCATCCAAAATATCAGAGTTATTGACTACTGTTACTTGAAGTACTATATTATTTTCATCTAGTTCTGCGAAATGTGCCATAATTATTACTATATTAAGTTACAGAGAATGTACCATTTGCGGTGAAATCGTGAATAGTATAAGGAGATCCACCAACAGTCGCTGTTGTTACAGTTCCTCCTGTTGCTCTTTGTGTAGATCCAGCATAGCGAACGATGACTCTTCCTGATCCACCAGAGAAAGTACCTGCAGGGCCCAAGTAATTTCCGATAGCATTTCTAGCACCACCCCCTGTATTAGAAGCAGGTGATTGAGTCGTGGTTCCATCACCATTATTTCCGACACTACTCCATCCGGCACCACCCCCTCCAAAAGCAACTGTTAGTGAAGTCCCTCCTCTAAAAGTTGCTAAATCATAACCAGGTCCTCCAGCACCACCGACAGGATATGGTCCTGGACTACCAGCACCACCTTTTCCTCCACCACCTCCTGCTCCCCATTGCGCGTTACTAGTGGATGATCCACCAGAATTTCCTTGACCAGAAGTTCCGGATCCGCCGGCGCCACCACTGCTACCACCACTTCCAGATCCACCAGGTCGGCCTGTCCAGGCTACACCAGTATCACTTGCTGCTCCATATCCACCACCAACAGCATTAGAAGCACCAGTAAATGAAGTTGGAGATCCATCGGCAGAACCACTTCCACCTCCACCAATTGTGACTGTAGAACTGCTTCCAGGATTTAATGTTGCCGAGTAAATATATAATCCCCCAGCACCACCCCCGCCGCCTCCATAGTAATTTGGCCAATAAACATCGTCATCTCTAGCAATAGGATTAATTGCTAGAAGAGATGATGCTCCACCACCACCACCCATCATAAGAACTTCAACACTCAATGGTGATGAAGATGATCCCATAAAAAATGATTGAATAATAGACATATTATGTTAATCCTGCTCCAAATATTACAAATGTATTAGACCCTACACACAAAATTGTACATACTCCATATTGTGCTAATGTTCTGTTTCCTGTATTTGCCGTTCCTGCTGAACGTAAAGTAGTAGATGCTCCTTGAGTAATTGTTTGATTACTACCAGAATTATTATATATAGACACCGCATCTCCAACATTAAACACTGAGTTTGGAACAGTAACTCCACCAGTAGTTATTGATATATGCTTTCCAACATCACCAGATACCAAAGTGTATCCTGTTGTTTGGGAATTTTGAGGAATTGTTGATGGTCCAGCAACACCTTGTGCACCCTGTGCGCCAGTAGCACCTGTGGAACCTTGAGCACCTTGAGCACCAGTAGCACCTGTGGAACCTTGAGCACCTGTAGATCCTTGTGCTCCTTGAGCACCAGTAGCACCTGTGGAACCTTGAGCACCTGTAGATCCTTGTGCTCCTTGAGCACCAGTAGCACCTGTGGAACCTTGAGCACCTTGAGCACCTGTAGAACCTGTTGCACCCTGTGCACCTGTTGCTCCTGTACTTCCTTGTGCTCCAGTAGAACCTGTTGCACCCTGTGCTCCAGTTGCTCCAGTAGAACCTTGAGCACCTGTTGAACCTATACTACCTTGAGTTCCTTGAGCACCAGTAGCACCTTGAGCACCTGTAGATCCTTGAGCACCAGATCCAGTGGCACCTTGAGCACCTGTAGATCCTTGAGCACCAGCGGTTCCTTGAGCACCAGCGGTTCCTTGAGCACCAGATCCAGTGGCACCTTGAGCACCTTGAGCACCAGTAGTACCTGTGGAACCTTGAACACCTTGTGCTCCAGGGTCTGGTATTCGTTGCCAGGCAGTCCCATTCCATTGCCACCTACGCCCATTGGCGACATAATAATCGTTTAAACTAGGGCTGGATGGAAAATCTAGCGCCATTTATTACAAACTTTTTGATTATTTATTCTAGATTATAAGTACCGAATAATTTGAGTAGCAGAAGCATCTGATATTGAAAGTGATGATGTGCTTGATGATCCAAGTGTTCCAAAGGATAGACTTGGTGTTGAAGATGTAATAGTTGGAGTAGAATCAGTTGTTGTATAAGATGCTAACGTAAATCCACCATACGTTCCAGTAAAAGAACCATCTATTGGAAGTTTTGCTACCATATGATCCCAATTTCCAGCAGTAGACTGATTCATACCAACAAAGTAAATACTATTTCTAACAACATAAAGATGGTGAGAATTACTTTGTACAAAATTAGTTGAATGGGATATAGATCTCTTCCAAGAAATGTTTCCATTGGATTGGTTATATTTAAAAAGAAAAGACCTGAGAACAACTGATGGACTTGTTTGTAGAAGAGATCCTCCAACGTAAAGATTGCCATCATCATCCAAAGTCATTGCTGTAGCATAGATTCTACTTTCAGAGCTATGCTTAATCTGCCATTGAATTACGCCAGAAGAATTTGTTTTCAATACATATCCATCATTATTACTATCAATAGCACCCACAAATATATTTCCACTACTATCAACACATAATCCTCTAATTCCACTATTGGAAAGTATTGTAGAAAACTGTACCGTCTTTTGAAGAGTTCCCGATGAATTGAAATGAGAAACATTATTACCAAATCCAACATAAACATCATCAGTTGTTCTATCTACAAAAACAACCATTCCAGAGTAACCAGTACCTGATGTTTTAGTCCACTGTAAAGTTCCTGAAGAATTATATTTTACAAGATACATTTGTTCATTACCGGCAGTTGCTGGAGAATTGACGTATCCAGTCCAATAAACATTTCCACTTGAATCACATCTTAAATCATAAGCTACATTATTAGCATATCCTGTTGTAATTTGTCTTTGCCATTGAATTGCTCCAGTCGAAGAGCTTAATTGCATTGTCCAGAACGGTTTGTATAATTCCGATGACTGAGCACCAAAGATGTAAATATTACCACTAGAATCAATATCTATTCCAAGACCATATTCATAATTACCAGCACCAATATATTTTTGCCAAACAATCGCACCATATTCATTTATTTTATAGATAAACCAATCATCATGTCCACCACTTCCCCTATTTGTATCACCAAAACCATAGTAATGTCCATCATAATATACACCAGCAGTACCTCTCTCAAGACTACTATAACCAACACTACTTATCCAATACGAAGAATCTGGATTAACTCCAGGTCCAGCATCATAAACTTCTGTAATTTGAGTAGAATTTAAAAGTGTTGCCCACGCTGCCGATTTATAGTATTTTCCACTAAAGGCACCATCACCATAAACATCAGCACTTACACCATATCCAGTTCTAGATCCTACTGGAGTATTGACAGATTCAGTCTCAGTATAATTATCTTCAAAGGTTCCATTCACATATAAACTAATTACACCAGAAGAATTGAATGTTATAGTTATATTATACAGAACTGAAGTTGAAAAAGTATAGTCAAATGTATGTTCTTCTTGCCATCCTGCTGTATAATCATAACTAGTGTATACAAGTTTTCCAGAAACAAAATAAAATCCAACATATCTTTGACCAGAACTTGGAATTGTATCTACTCCCATTAAAGCTTGTTTTGCAATATTATTGTGTTCATAAGTAACCCAAAATGTAAATGTCATACTACTATTTGGCCAATTCATTTGGTTTTTAGCGCCAATTGCTGGACCAACAAAACCAGCAAGAACTCCAGAAGTATCAGGATTCCAATTATTATTCACAGACATATCCAAATATTCTCCATTAGAATTACTGGATAAAGTTGGATAATAATTATATGGAGTTTCAGTTTGACCAAACCTAGAACCATTACGATTACTAGATCCTGCATTTACAGCAAAGGGATGTCCAGGTGCAAGACTTTGTAAAATATTTCCATTAGGTCTGTTATATATCCCATACACACTACTAATATTATAATAATAAATACAATTCTCCAACGACGGAAGATCATTCAGTTGAGTATTAAATATTGTATATTGTTGTGGATGACCCATTATACAAGACCAGCTCCACTAATGAAAAAAGTATCGGAAGATACGCAAATTACCGTAGCAATTCCTCTTTGAATTAAAGATTTATTTCCTGTAGTAGAAGTTCCTGCAGTGTACATAGTAACACCAGATCCTTGAACTATTGATCTGGTTGCATTTGTGTTATTTACTATGGTTACAGTATCTCCAGCAGAAAATACTCCAGATGGAACGGTGATACTAATTGCTGCAGTAATTGAAATAATTTTACTATTATCTGATGCTACTAATGTATAATTTGAAGACTTTTCATTAAGAGTTAGAGTTCCAGGTGAACCCTGTACACCTTGAGCACCTTGAGCACCAGTAGCACCTACAGCACCCTGAGCACCAGTAGCACCTTGAGCACCTATAGTACCTTGAGATCCTGATGCACCTTGAGCACCTATAGTACCTTGAGCACCTGCCGTACCTTGAGCACCTTGAGCACCAGTAGCACCTACAGCACCCTGAGCACCAGTAGCACCTTGAGCACCTATAGTACCTTGAGATCCTGATGCACCTGCAGCACCCTGAGCACCAGTAGCACCTACAGCACCCTGAGCACCAGTAGCACCAGTAGCACCTTGAGCACCAGCGGTTCCTTGTGCTCCTACTGAACCTTGTGCGCCAGTAGCACCTGTGGAACCTTGAGCACCAGTAGCACCTGTGGAACCTTGAGCACCTTGAGCCCCTACAGCACCTTGAGCACCAGCGGTCCCTTGAGCACCTTGAGCACCAGTAGCACCTGTGGAACCTTGAGCACCTTGTGCTCCAGGATCACCAAGTCTTACCCAAGCAGTTCCATTCCAACGCCAAGTAGCACCATTAGCGTTATACTCATCATTTAAAGTAGGACTAGCAGGAAAATTTAATGCAGCCATTATCTACGGTTTTTAGATATTTATTCTTAGCATGTAATTAGAAATGCAACATTAAATCTGTAACTTTTTTGCCAACCAATCACTTTAGTTAATATTAATTAAGATTTTTATCATCAACAATAAACTACCATTTCCCAACAGGACACGAAGAATTGCTAAGTCTTACCTTAATCGGCATAAAACACCCACACTTCTTACACTGTCTAGTTGGTTTGAAGAAATGTTCGCACTGTAAGCAAAGTTTCATTCTATCAACAGCTAACTGAATTTTTTCATTCATTTTTCAATTGCTCCTCTGCAAGTTCTACGATTAAATCATCATTTTCAAAAATTAAACTTTCTATTGCATCTTCAACAGTAATACTATTTGTTACGACATATTCCTCAATTTTCTTATCCAACTCTTCTTTCAATCTATAATCATCATTTTTCTTGATAAAGTAATCTGCCATTACATATGATATGATAATTTGGTCTTTGTGAAAATTTGGTAGTGGTAAACCGCCATATAATTCAGTTGTAATTGGTGTTAAATCTACATCTGGAACATTATCACTAGTTGATGCTTGAGTTTGAATAGATTTTTCAAAAATTGTATTTGGCAATACAGAATTTTCCTTTCTAGTAGATTGCCTTTCTAAATCTACAGAAACATTCGAATTAATCAAAGTTTGTGGGTCTGGTATAAATTCTGGATCATAATAAGATACTGCGTCATCAACATCTTCTAGAGAAAAATTTTCTCCAATAGGCACGATTGCCCACGAATTATCTTCAAACTCAACCCTGATTTGACCAGGAAGAACTTCTTTGATTATATACTTCATTATGTATCAATAAATTTACAAGTATTTATCCTATTCTACCATTTCTTGTGCCATTTGCAACCCAAGTAACATTTCCATTGTTAACGATATAAAATCCTGCTAAACCACCAGCAGTTCCTGCGGCACCAGACCCATTGTTGCCGTTTGCACCGGTGTTACCAGTATTACCACTGTTTCCGTAAGAACCACCAGTTCCACCTGTTCCACCAGCACCAGCATTTGTGCCACCTGCACTTCCAGAAGAACCAGATGCAGCAGCACCATCATAACCTTCACCTCTTCCACCATTACCACCAGAACCACCTGAGGTATAGTAAGTATTTGTATAGCAATATTTACATACTTTTTCCCATAATGTATAGTTTCTACCATCACCACAAGCTCTTATTCTTCTACATTCATCTTGACAGTTACAAGGGTGTGGTGGATTTAATTGATAACAAGGCATACTGTTTCCGCTACAAACAGTATTTGCCCAATATGATTCTCCAGATGATTGATAATATCCTCCACCACCAGTGCCACCAACTCCTCCTCCTCCACCACCAGAGGAAATAGTGCCACGATTATCAATGAAAATATTAGAGGCACCAGCATTAATAGCATTTCCACCAGTTCCACTATTTGCGGCACCACCAGCACCAAGAATAGAACCCTCATTTACCAAAAGTATTCTTCCACCAAATCCTGACGGAATGTTTAAAGCATAATTTCCTGTGCTCGTGGCTCCAATAGTAACTCCACTAGCAATGACAACTCTTTTATTAATACCTGCTGAATACTTACTTGATCCAAAAAGAGTTTGTAAATTTAAATTCTCTTGATTGGTTGTAATGTGATGAATTAATTCTGAAGATAGTAAATGAGGAACAGATGCAATAGTCATAAATTACAACAATCCGCTACCAGAAATTACAAATTCGTTACTTGCTATACATAAAACCGTTGCCAAACCTCTTTGCTGTAAAGTTCTATTGCCAGTATCAGAAGTTCCAGGAAGTCTTAATGTTGTAGAAGTACCCTGTGTGATTGTTTGTGAAGAAGCGGAGTTATTGTAAATTAATACGGTATTTCCTGCAGTAAAAGTATCAGAAGGAACAGTAACTCCTCCTGCAGTTATACTTATAATAGTTCCAGCGTCTCCTGCAACTAAAACATATGATGAAGATTTTGTGGTTACAGTTAGAGGTCTTGTTCCATCGGATCCTTGAGCACCTGCCGTACCTTGAGCACCTTGAGCACCAGTAGCACCCTGACGACCTTGAGCACCCTGTGCTCCTACTGAACCTTGAGCACCTATAGTACCTTGAGCACCTATAGTACCTTGAGATCCTGCGGTTCCTTGAGCACCTTGAGCACCAGTAGTACCTTGAGATCCTGATGCACCTGCGGTTCCTTGAGCACCTTGAGCACCAGTAGCACCTTGAGCACCTATAGTACCTTGAGATCCTGATGTACCTGCCGTACCTTGAGCACCTTGAGCACCTGCGGTTCCTTGAGCACCTTGAGCACCTGTAGATCCTTGTGCTCCTACTGAACCTTGAGCACCAGTAGCACCTTGAGCACCTTGAGCACCAACAGCACCCTGAACACCTTGATAACCTTGTGCACCTTGAGCACCTACAGTACCTTGAGATCCTGATGTACCTGCCGTACCTTGAGCACCTGTAGATCCTTGTGCTCCTACTGAACCTTGAGCACCAGTAGCACCTTGAGCACCAACAGCACCCTGACGACCTTGAGCACCTTGAGCACCTTGAGCACCTATAGTACCTTGAGATCCTGATGTACCTGCCGTACCTTGAGCACCTTGAGCACCTGTAGATCCTTGTGCTCCTACTGAACCTTGAGCACCAGTAGCACCTTGAGCACCTGTAGATCCTTGTGCTCCTACTGCACCTTGAGCACCTTGATAACCTTGTGCTCCTTGTGGTCCAGCAGTACCTTGAGCACCTGTAGATCCTTGTGGTCCTTCAATAGCATTGCTTGCCGTAACCCATTGAGATGTGTCTGCATCTTCATAGTAAACGTAAAGGTTACCAGACTCACTATTCCACCAAAGATCGCCTGGTTGTGGTGATGATGGAGATGATGTTGATATTTGTACTAGTGTATCAGAACTATTTGCAGATACCCATTGAGAACTAGAACCATCATTATAATATACTTTTAAATCTCCAGTATCACTTTCCCACCATAAGTCTCCAATATTTGGAGAACTTGGAGCAGTATCGCTAATAGTTACAGTCTCACTACCACCAGATGTTTCAACCCACTGTTCACTATTTCCATCCTGATAGTAAAGATATAGTTCACCTACATCACTATCCCACCAAAGATCTCCCTGACTTACTCCACTTGGTGGTTCTGCACTAACAGTAACTCTGGGAGATATTGTAATTGTAGAAATAGATCCACTTGCAATGGCAGTTACACCAGTTCCTACAAAGTTTAGTTTTGATATACTATTGGCAGTTCCAACAAGAAATCCTTCGTCAAAGATACTTATTCCACCAGGTTGTAAACCAGGCTGTTCCTGCCAGTATCTATCATAAGTTGTACCGTTATTAACGGTAATCAACTGATAATACTTATCAGCAAGTGGTATTAATTTTTCTCCAACATAACCTAAGTTGGGTTCGACCTCACCTGGATGAACATATAAATGACGGTCTGAAGATAACGCTTCAGTTCCTGCTATCTTTACTCTACCACTTATATATCGCTGTGTCGGCTTTCTTGTATTATCTGCCATTTCTTATTAAGTGGTGCTATTTTCTAGGAAACTACCAATAAATTCCATTTGTAGTGGACCAACAAGACCGCCGCTTACATATGTATGGATAATTCCATTGGCGCTTCCTACAGTTGTTGTGAATGTTTTCGAACCTCCAACATCACTAGTTATGTTGTCTACAACATAAGACTTTTGTGGACTTGGGAAAATAGTTGTGGTAATACCAGAACCTGATGGGCAGGTCATAGCAATACCAGACATAGTGATATCAGAACCAACAGTAAAGTTATGTGCTGTTAAAGTTGTAATAGTTGAAACACCAGTTGGTTCATCATAAGTTACATTTGTAATCGTTACAATACCAGTCTGTGTTCCAGTGATATAAAGTCTATCTAGAACTGTAGCAGTTTTTTCTAAAACCAAACGACCATCAATAAGAATAGCAGCATCGTTTGGTGGAACTTCAATATTTTTTATAATTCTAATATCTCTTGTATTACCTGTACTTCTACTTTCTCTTCTGTGTATCAGAGTTGTAGTCGGATAGGTTCCAACTCCCACATTAGATACTTGTGCATAGAGTAAAATAGCAGAAGTGCCTGTAGGGACCTCGTATATTTTCTGTTCTCCTGGAGCCACAGGAACAGCGACTGTAAGAAACTTATTGACTGGTGCGATTGCCATCTTATCTTATTATCCTCCCAAAGCAAGTATCAGTGGTGTTAAGTTTGCTTGTATCGCTCTGTTAAAGTCTCTTCCAGAAATAGTAGAGGTAGTTTGGTCAATAGTTAGTCCTTGTCCAATTCTAAAGTTTCCTTTTTGATCTGTGCTGGTGAATGGAATTTGACCGCCATTAATAGCAACTATTTCATTTTCAGGAATAGGCACACCACCCTGGAAGGGGTTTGCTCTATTTATGTCTGTACCAGCACCGATATATTCAAAGGAGTGAGAACTGGTGATGATTCTACTTAGTCTTCTCAGTGAAACACTCACACCAACACCAACAGAATAAGGAACAAATTCATTGAAAGTAACAGTTGTAACACCAGTATTTGTTGGTTCTGTTGCAGTGTTTATAGTGTAAAGTATTGGATCCGTAATCGCTTCGGCAGTTGCTCCACCAGAACCAGAAATGGTGATAACAATATCCTGTTGATTAGATCCACTACCTGCGGGAAGGAAGTTTCTACCACTAGCAATAATATCAATAGAACTAATAGTTCCGGCAGCACTCACATTAGCAGATAGTTCGGCAAGAATTCCTTCAGGACCAAATGGTGCAGATACAGTTACATTAGGAGGAGCTGATGCACTATATCCAGAACCTCCATTGGTAACATTAATTGTTCTAATAGTTCTAAGTGGTTCCATAACAATACCACTCTTTCCTCCAGTATTAACATAATCGTCAAGGTTTATCTTGAAGAAAGCACCCTGACCATCAAATGGTTTTCTTATATTCGATAGATCATCTCTCATATCGAAGAAGGTATAAGTATCTTGTTCCGCAGCAACTGTTGTCCCAGTAGTAATTCCAGTAAACTCATCACCACTGGTTCCATCAGCATACAAACCATAATCACCAAATGAGGAGTTAGAGTTTGTTAGGTCACATTGTCCACCACTACCAGCAAAGATACCAATCTTAGAGTTGATAGTAAAAATAGAAACTAACTGAGCATATGCTTTGTTAGTGATAGAAACGCCAATACCATTTTGGTTATATTGAGTAAATGAGTCACAAACCATACACTTGAGGTCTTGCCCAAGATTATTAGTTCCGGTAAAGGCAGCAGCAACATGGTCTCCGTCTATCTTCATACCAATACTGTTACTCATAAAGTTCGTACAGTTACGAACATATGGAGATCTCCATCTTCCACTTGGACCTTCATTGCAAGGACCAGGATCCAAGAAACCAGATCTAGCACTACCAATACCAGCTGGTGGTGGGAAAGCAACAGCAGCACCAGTAATAGACAATGGTGCAGAATCATCATAAGGATCTTTACTGTAAGCAAAACTCAAACTATCAATCAAACATCCTCTTCTAACATAAAAGACATCATCATTGTTTTGTGGGTAAATAGTAACCAGTCTTAAGTCTTGACCAATAACCGAAACATCAGTTCTTAAACCAATAGGATTGTTCTCAGCATAAACACCAGAGCGAACCATAATAGTATCGCCAGGTTGTGCTGCTTCAGCGGCGGAACCGATAGTTAGTTTTGCTGAACCTTCTGTTCTACCATCATTATCATCGTTACCATACTTAGAAACCCAGATAATGTTTCTAGAGTCAGCACCTGCAGGAGCCCAAACAATCTTACCATTTGGTGCTGTTGTGGTAAAACCAATAGTGGTGAATGCAGATGCACCAAGTTGAATAATATTAGTAACAATACCTGCACAAACAGTAATAGCAGAAACAACATTAGAACAACCGCCTGGATCAGTGTTGAAACCAACAGCAGGGTCGTCTTGTAATGTTAGATCACGAATGAGAGAAACACTATTGCCTACACCCTGATAAGATCTTGGTGCTGGTAAGTTATTGATAACATATCTTGCTACTTGAGCAGCAGTCGTGATAGCAACAATAGTTGCTTCCTTGATACTGTAACCGTTTATATCAGTTCCAGTGATGTGCTGTAGAGTTGCTCCATTATAATAAGACTGACCAGCACCAACACAACGGGAGTTACCACCTCTTGTGATATCATAGGTAATAGCTTTCAGAATATCCTTAATATCATCCTTACAGGAAGTGTAGTCTGCCGAAGATAGGGCAAATGCTGGACTCTTATAGTCTGTACTTGTTAAGAAACCAATAGATTCATTAGCAATGTAGTCTAAGTTTAGTCGTATTAGGTTTGCGGCATCATAGAATCTTCCACCAATAATGTTTCCTGTCGTATCAACTCCAACAGTTGTTAGGACATTTCTTGGAACCTGATACTTTTCAGTTCTAAATCCAACATTATCATTTAGATCATATAATGCCTGCTGGAAGCGAACATCTTTTTGGAAGTCAACTGCTCTTGTTGGAGTTGTGCTGTTGAAACCAATATCACCAGATGCATTAGTAGCAATAACTGTAGCAGCAGATCCAACCTGTAAAGATCCATCAATACCCAAAGCATTGGTTGATGGGTTATATGTAATACCACTATCAACTCTTACAGTCTCACTTGTTTGACTAGTTGAGTTTTCAACAAATGGAATGAAGAAGTCTTGGTTTGTGAGAGTCTCAGTAGTTTGAATGAATGTAGAAATGCCTGCTCTAGCGGCATTTGTTGCGAAACCTGCTACTGTAGCAAATCCAGACTGGATAGCAAAGGTAGCAATACCTGATACTGTAGAGAAACCAGACTGAATAGCAAAAGTCGATATACCAGATACAGTAGCAAATCCTGCCTGAATAGCAAACGTTGAGATTCCTGCTACTGTTGCGAAACCTGCTTGAATAGCAAAAGTCGATATACCAGATACGGTAGCAAATCCTGCTTGAATAGCAAAAGTAGAGATGCCTGATACTGTAGAGAAGCCAGACTGAATAGCGTATGTAGCAATGCCTGATACTGTAGAGAAACCAGACTGGATAGCAAACGTTGAGATTCCTGCTACTGTAGAGAAACCTGCCCTATCTGCATATGTAGCAATACCAGAGTTATTTGCGTATATTGCTGTTGTTGCTGTACCTACAATAAGATTATTATGTACTCTCAGTGGAGCATCTATTCTAACCAACTGAGTAAATGTTGATACCCCAGATACTCTCAGTTCATCCCTGAACCAAGCAATTCCGTTAACATCAAGCTGTGTTTGTGGGGAAATTACATTAACACCAACATTAACTGTTGTGTGAATACCAGCACCATTTCTTATCCAATGGTCTATGATATTAACATCAAGGACATTGGAGTCTGAAGTATTTACTGTAGCATTAACAACGTCTCCACCACTACCATTACCAATGAAGTTAATAGTTGTAAATGAACCAACACCGACGTTTATACCTTCATTTCGTGCGAAGAATCCATCAGTCTTAGCATTTGGTGGTGCAGAAATCCAACGAATACCATTAGCATCGCGGGATAGGAAGTATCCATTATCACCAGGAAAGTTAGCAGAGTCAAAGATATTCCTAACAATACGAATAGAGTTACCAATATCAAGTAGTTGTTCAGGTAACGTGCTTCCAATACCAATATTACCAGCGCGGGATCCAGTAGCAAAACCAACTAAGTAATTAGTTCCGCCATCACTAGTAAGTTCAAAACGTTGTCTGACTGTAGCAATTCCAACATCAATATTATCTACATCTAGTGTTCCTAGAATGTTAACATCGGTTTGGAAAGTAGCAGTGTTTCCAAAAGAAACTACGCTATTAAATTGAGATGCTCCTATGAAAGTAGAGAGACCTGCTACATATAGGTCATTTATATTTGCTTGGTTATTAACAGTAAGATTATCAAGAGTTAAATCATCTCCAAGACCTTCAAAGTCATAATAAAGTTTTCCGTAAATGTATACGTCTTTGAAGAACTTAGCGTCTTCATTAAAATATGACTCTTGTCCTTGTACCCAGATGTTTTCTGCCATCTTATCCTATGAATAATCCAAGTGCTTTTAGTATTACTCCACCACCAACAAAGGAGTTGGCGAAGACTTTAAATAAAAACTGTTTCTGTGGTGGAACCATACTTCCTGTTAGTGCATCAGATTCAATACTGTTCCCTTGAAACCTCATGTTAGCGGCATCAACAATAAAATCATTACCAGCCACATATTCGAGATCACCATTAGACTCAACTACTACATTATTACCCGATATGCGAATATTTCCAGTTCTATCTGCTGTTATTGATACATTACCACGTCTAGCGTGAATTAGAATGTTCTCACTTTTGTCGCCAGAACGCTCTCCAGCAACCATTTCAATGGATTCGTCGGAGTTTAGAATAAATTTTCCAGCATCCGTAATGTCGATAGAAGTTTTTAAATTCTTATCGGATACTGTATATAAAAAATAATTGGAAGCTCCCAAATATCCAAAGGAAGGATTACATATTTCTTCCCTTACTTTTGGGTTATAAGAGATACACTCTCTCAAATACCAGTTTTGTTTATCTTCTGGGCGCTTTGCCATTTAGGTAATACAATCAATTACTTGCTTAACTTCTCCATCAAATGGTGGTCTTTCTCCTAGGTTAGCAGCAAGGATTGCTCCAGAACCATTCTTTGAAATGACCTCAAGTACAGGAATATTAGTTACATCTCTACTATTTATTGGGGTCACCTTGATGATAGCACCAGACTGGATAAGAACATCATACTCATTTCCTTGGTCATCAACTACAGTATCTCCATCTTCAAAGTCTTGCCCTGGATCAATAACTGTTACGCTATCAACAACATATGGAATCTCTTTATCTGCTGGATAGTTCTCACCCTCAGACACAACATAAATGGTATCTACCTGACCATTCTTAACAATAGCTCTAGCAATAGCACCATATCCTTGGTTACAACTATCTACAACTTCTACAAATGGTGGGAAGGTATATCCACTTCCTGGATTGGTTACCTTAACACTTATAATACTTCCTGTTTTATACTTATCTTCACCGATAATACCACCAAGAATAGGAACAGCACTTGCTCCTGTACCACCCCCACCAAAAATATTGATCTTTGGTGGTCCACAAACAATTGGTGGTCCAGTATAACAAGAACCAAGATCACCAATAAAGTTTGGATCTTTAACTGTTCCAGATATGAAGTCATATGCTCCAGCAATATCTTGAACTCCGTCTAATGGGAAACCAGCAAGCTTTGCTGCTGTTGATATTGACTTAGCAGTATTAGCATTATCAATAATTCCTTTGAGATCTGGCTCATCTTGAAATACTGGTCCATATCCTAGTTTATATTTGCAAGCGCCATACTTGTCTTTCTGATTCTTTTTATTACAAGACTTAAGACCAACAAGTCCAAGAAGTGCATCAATACCATTCCGTAGTAGACCCTCAACACTAAAGTCTTCGAAGAATTGAAGAATCTTAGATATTCCATTAATTGCTGGTAGCAATGCATTATCAATAAGACCAATAATACCATTGATCATTGCACCGACAGTTTGATCAGCAACACAATCGACAAAGTTTAGGACATTATTAGCAATAGACTTTAAAAGATCTTTTACAAGATTAAATACTTTGTCTAAGATTTGATTAACAATACAAGGGATAAGATCTTGAAGTATTTTTACTGGTTGAAGCATAGCAGTTTGTGCCGCTACTCCAGCAAGGTGTGCTGCTACTGGATTTAAAGTTGCAGCGAAGACTGTAGCATATACAGAAGCATAGAGAAGATCAAGACCCTTGCTTAGAATTGGTTCAAGTTTCTTAAATAACTTATTAATCATACCACTGATCATTTTGGTTGCAGCGGTAGTTATTTGTTCTGCCCTAATATCAATCTCTCTATCTACCCAGTCTCTATAATACTCAAGTCCCTCATCAAACTGTGCCTTTAAGTCTTGGAGAAACTTAACAAATCCTTCAATAGCATTTTTGATCTTGGTAATTGTTCCTTTATTACCTTTAGTATCTTCACCTTCTGTACCACAAGGTAATCGTATCACCTTTCCATCAGAAGTTCTCTTTGCTGCTGGATTGCTTGGATCTACCTTTTTAGCATCAGAAGGACTAACACCTATTGGTTGTTTTGCAGTTGCAGCATTCTGATCTCCAGACTCACTCTTTGATAGTGAGCCTTTCGCTGGTTCTTTGATATACTTATTGTATCCGGAGAATGGTGCGAATGGTAGTTTCTCACCATCCTTTACAGCGTCGATTGAATTGGCGAATGCACCCATAATAACTGGATGCTGACCATCTGCTCCATCTAGAAAGAAACCAATTACAGTATCACCAGGGTTAAAACGAATACTCTTGAATGTATTTGCCGAACCAGTTCCATGACCTGGTGGTAGCATCACATGTGCCCATGGTAAGTCCTCATTACTTAGTTCCGCTTCACTATAAGGATGATATCCCATAATGCGGACTTTATATCTAATGCCCCAACCTGGACCAGTTGCTTGTTGGTCCCATGATTCAATAGGTGGAATCTGCCCTATCCACCAAACAAATCCATCTCTGCCTACAAAATTAGTTTTAAGTGAAAGATCTTCCATTTGTTACTTTTAAATATCCCTGAATGTATCTCTAAGTAGCTTCATTGATGTTAGAGATTGTGTACCATCAAAATAATGACAGAGTTCTTTTATCATATATAGACCACTATTCTCAGGGTCAAAATCATTACTGTTTGCTGAAATTTTAAGGAAATTGCATCGTATAACATCACCAGATCTTAAATTATTATTTAATGGAACAGTCATATTGAGTGTTTGCATGAACAAATAATTGTATCTAAAGAAAGCGTCTCTTTGATATAACTTAGCATCATTACCAGGTTGTTTGCTCACATCTTTCTCCAACACACCAACATCGAGAACTGATGAGATAATTCTACTTGGAACAGTGTCAAAAGAGAAGTTACCAGAACCAAAAATTTTAGGAATATCTGGATCGTCACCAAGGAATGTTGCGTTCTTAGCAAAATCAGTTATTGTTCTCTTTCCTTCTTGCTGAAGACTAAACTTACTTTGATATGGATCATATTCAGTAAAGAATGATGCATACGTTCCTAGTCTAAGTTTTTCTAATAAGTCATTATTTCTATTAACAGAATAACTCAATATCCTTTGATCAGTTGACTTCTCAATATCTTGGTCCTCTTGATGATAATATTCTGCTTTTGGACTTGCTTTTCCATCAATAATAAGTTTGTCGATAGATCTGAAGTTGTATCCATCTATAGTTTCATAGAAAAAGTATCCAGGAACATTGGTATCTGGAATAGACTTTGATGCTAACCAAGTCAGAACATCGAAAGGTCTTCTCAAGTTTCCAATAAAACTATATTGATTACTAACGACATCAGATTTCAATGTTTTTTGAGATTGTAAACCTTCCTTTATAATGTTTTCTATATGATCAGTTATTTGAGCTCTTGGAAATTTTTTGTATAGTCTTGAAGTTTCATTAGTAATTGCTTCTCTTGATACTAACTTTAATGTAAATGTTTCTCTTTGACCTTCTCTGATAACATTTGTAATTTTAGAGACGTACAATGGTTCATCAACAAGATCAATACCAGATTTATTTTTATCACTGTTACCAGCAATTTTTATGAATACTCTTTCGCCACCTCTTAACGGAAGACCACTGTAGATTGACTGCAATGAACCATCTTTTCCAGGAATTGTTCCTCCCGTATTAGATACGGTAATCTCTGCTGTGATAGTTGGTGAAAAAACATCTTCATAATATTTGATAGCAACTACACCGAGTCTCATATCAATGGTTCTTGTACCATCACCAGACTCTATGGTAATTTGTTCGAATATTGATGCGTCTCTTGCTGCCATTTATACTACACTAGAAAGGAACTTATTTTTTATATTATTACTATTTACCCCAGCAACTATAATAACAGAACCACTATTTGTTTCTCCACCAACATATTCTGTTTGCTTTACAGTATTATTTAAAATTAAAGTATTTGTTCTTGGTTGTGGTTTTGCATTTTGCAAAGCCATAGCAAGTTGAGATGAATAGTCTTTTTTAGATGAACCTACCCATTCACCAATTTTTGGAGACTTAGGATCTCCAGGAATTCCGGGAGCACCCTCTTTACTCGCATCAGGCATAGCAGTATTTCGTTTTGGGGGGCTTTTTGGTGGTGGTGCTTGTGGTTGTGGTTTTGGTAGGTTAAGTGATGCTGGACCACTAAGCATCGGATCTTTGGATGGATCCACAAGGAACTGGTTATCTTGGTTTGTACCACGCCAGACGGAACCAGGAATTATTCCATTAGCATCTGCCCGAATATTATTTCGTGGATCGCTATCACTATTAACTGCCCTAACTGTTGCTGGACTACCTCTAAACTCTAGAGCACCGCCAACAAATTTTGCTGCACTTGCTTGTCTTTTTGGATCGGATAGAAGACTAATAACTTTTAATAGAGTTGCCTGACTTTGACCAGACCATGCAGATGCTTGCCCTAAAGTACGTATTGATTTAAATGCTCCACTACCTCTAGTGTACACACCTTGAAACTGTCCGGGAGCACCAAGAACATCAGTATAGTTAGTACCATATCCAGGGTGTGCAACTCTATTAGCAACCACCTGCAGCATGTCGGCGTATCCCTGGTCACTACTACCTTCTGTGGTGAGTGCCGCAGCGATACGATACATTTCAGCAGACTTTGGATCTGGAAGTTGTGCTGAACCTCCTCCAGGATCTACTCCACCACCTCCACCATCATCACTACCTCTATCAAATTCATAATCCTCAATTCCAAGTAATTTCTTAACATCCTGCTTAAGTAAAAGTATTACAGAATTTATTGAATTATCCATTTGGACGAAGGAATCCTTCATTTGATTCATTCCTTTGTCTACTGCTACTCTTACAGCATTAAAATCAAATCTAACAAGACCAGAAGAAATTTCACCAACCATATCACCAAATCCTATCAAAAAGTTTTGAAGACCCTCTCTAAAATTATTGAGATATTGGAAATATGTCTTCATCCTCTCAATGAGAGCTTGAGCCATTTTAATGATATTTGGGAGATTGGTCAAAGCCCATCCAACTAGTAATGTTCCAAGAAAATCAAGTATTCTACCCAAGAAACCTCTTGTGCTATTTGCTACAGCACTAGTAGATCTTGATATTGCACCCTGAATTGATGATGCCTCTACAATATCCTCTCTTTCTTTTCTTCTTGTCGCTTCTCTTCTCTGATTAAATGCTTTTATACTCGCTGAAAAAGATTTTCTCTTATTTGTTGTAGACTGTATAATTGTTGTTCTAACAGTTGCAGCAGATTCTCTTGTCCTAAGAAGACTTTTGTTAAGTCCAGATAAAGACTTATTAATGCTAGTTACATTTATGGAAGAACGATACGCCATTTAACTTATGCCCATCCAGTATTAAAGTAACGATACGAAGTATACTTGTGAAAATTATCTGGATCTGAAGTAGCAATGCTAGGCAGATAGTTAGCAGAACCTAGATCTTGTGTTGGTACATTTCTTGCACTAGCAGTAGATTCATTATTAATTACTGTTACATTACCTCCAGAGTCTGAACTTTTTAATGACTGGAGATTATCATTAGATTTTTTTGGTGGTGCATTTATTTCTGGAGATGGTGTTTTAAATAATGGTCCTTGTCCAGTAAACGCATCTAGTAAATTAATCTCTGTATTCAAGAATGGATTATCTTTACCAATATCGCTTCCCTTATAAAATTCCTTACCAAGACCAATCAATGCTGGAATAGCAAATGTTCCAGCTATTGTTAACGGTATTGTGAATTTTGGACCTAGAACATAGTTTAATGCTGATAGAGCACCGCCAGCAGCAAAACCTGTACCAGAACCAGCGATCATTTCACCAACAGATGATCCAAAAAGCGTATCGTATATTGCAGACGCACCTGCAGCGAATAAACCACCTTTAAGTACTGATGAACCAAAAGGACTTCCTTTAGAACCAGATGAAGCAGGTGGAGCTCCACTAGATCCTGCTTTACCTCCAGGTGAAGTTTTTGCTGGTGGTGCTGATGGTTTTGGTTTTGTTGGAGTTGGTTTTGTTTTTGGTTTTAAACCTATTCCTGCCGCTATACCTGCAGCAGCAGTTTTAACTAAATTGAGTAGTGCAGCAACAGGTCTAATTAATAAGTTTCTAAAAATAGAACTACCCAACTTAGAAGTAAGTCTGGTAAGATAACCAAGTATAGTTCTAAATCCACCACTAAACAATAAGAAAATACCAGTTACAACACCAATATTCTTCAAGAACTTTTGCTTAAGTTCTTCTAGTCTTTCTTTATCACCAGATATCAAGGCACTAATAGTTGATAGCGCCATATTTCCTAGGAAACCACCTAGGAGAATCATAAAGAAGCTTGATAATCTACCTAGAGTAAATCTTGCTTTATCGCCAACTTTTTTAATCGGAGTCAAAAGAGCAGACTGCATTTTGCGTTCAACGACGCTTTCTTTACCTTCTCTGATTTTCTGCTCTGCTAAGATTTCTTCCTGTCTTATCTTCTGAGATTCTCTTGCCTGATCTAATGCAGAATCTTCTCTTACTCTTTCAGCAATACCATTCAGAGAAGCACTTAGAGCACTAACTTGATTACTAAGATTTATAAGGGAAGAATTAATATTATCAAAAGCAAGTCTATTCTGCTGCAGCGCAAGCGTAGTTCCATAATCTTCCCTTGGCTGTTGGTCTTGGGGACGATTCAGAAACGAAAAAGAGGATACTCTAGTTCTTCTTACTCTTAAACCAGTTGTGATTGGCGATGAAAACTCAGCCATTTAGTTCAGATTGCTGTTGTTTTAAATTTTCTTCCTCAATATATTGTTTTAGGAAAGTGAGATAAACTTCTCTTTCCCAAGGTATCATATTCTCTAGTTCAGTCAATGAGTATTTATGATGCTGCATCAAGGCAAAATTTATCTTGTAGTATGACTCAAGATCTTCATGAGCCATACTTACCCGAAAAAAGCATTTAATCCCTCCAGAACAATTTCATTTTCAACCTTTGTATTTGGATTCATCACCGTAACAGTATGAGACAATTTTGGCATTGTCTCAAAGAATGTTTCAATCTCTTTGAATTGTTTTGAACTCAACTGCTCAAGAAATTCTCTAAGTTCTTTCTTAGAACAGTCCGATGCTGACCAAGACTCTTCCTCAGAATAGACTTGCTCAATGCAGGAAGAGATTAGATCAAAAGTATTATCTAAGTTTAGCTCTTCGGTGCTGAAATTATTTTTCACAAATTCTTCCATAGATGGATACTTCATCCTCAGAATAAGATCATTATCAAGTTTGATATCTCTATTATGGTTCTTTCCAGTCTCAACTTTGATATCATCTAAGTTGATTGTTACGGGAACTTGGGTAGTTCCATCATCTGGACATGTTACAATAACTTCCACTTCTTCGCCAACAGATTTACCTCTGATGTTCAAAAAGATATATTCAATATCAAATGTAGACAGTTGTTCGATTTTAATTCCTCTGCTTAGGATACAGTTAGAAATAACTTCCTTAACAGCATTTGTGATTTGCTTATCATCTTCGCTTTCCATTGCGATGATAAGAATCTTTTCTTCTCTTACAAGAAAAGGGCGATATCTAATTTTCTTTCCATTAGAAGGAAGTTCCAACTCATAGGTTGGTGTAGATATTTTTGGTAAAGGCATAACAACCCAAAAAGTTCAGTTAAAAATATTTATCTAGGTCCATAGGGGCTATTGTAGACTTGTCCCTTGTTAAGTGCTTCAGCATAAGTCATACCTTCAGGAATAAATCTAACTCCACCAGCCTGAGCAGCACCAGCAGAAACTGGAACATATCTCTGTCCTTCATTACCAGTTGATTGATTTGAATTATCATTTTTCTTATTATCATCAGTTCCTCTGTGAATAGAGTAACTATCACTTCTACCACAAATATATCTGTCGTAACTAAAGCGTACTGATGCTTTTAATATCTCCGATGCATCATATTTCACTACTGTTGATGAAAGATCTCTTGGAAAAAGACCCCAGAAAGTATATTCTATATCTTCTTTATAATCTCTATCAAACTTAATAATTTTTGTTTGGTTTGATTTATAATCTTCTGGATATTCCATCCTAAAATAATAATCATCAGATGCTTTTCTATGTGCGGATCCATTAGAAATGAAGTCCATCCAATGTTCTAAGAACTTCAGAGTTTTATACTCATTATCAACATAAAACTCAAGACCTATCTCAGTAAACAATCTTGTGTGAGCCATATTTTCAACGACTCCCATAAAGTTTCCCTTAATATTCGCAGTAGCAAGAGCACTTCCAGGTAACGAAGCAGAATAGCACAGAAGTCCTGATGTCTCAGTAATAAACCTATAACCAACTCCACGGACATTCAAATGTTGTCTTAAAGGTAATGGTAGACCACCAAAAACAACCTGATAATGTGAAGTTTGCGCTAGATTTGTTAGTGCTGGTTTAAAATCCGATATCCTTCTTGGTCTAGGTGCTGCCACTCTAAATACCTTATACGAGTCTTACATTATTAGTTATTTAGATGGCATATAAGGGAAAGTATCAACCTTCTAACCCAAAAAAATACAAAGGTGACCCATCAAATATAATCTATAGATCATTATGGGAAAGAAAGTTTTGTCGTTACTGTGATAATAACCCAAATATATTAGAATGGGGTAGTGAAGAAATGTATGTGTGGTATAAGTCTCCAGTAGACAATAAACCACATAGATATTTTCCAGACTTTTACATTAAAGTAAAAGAATCAACTGGAAACATTAAAAAGTATATTATTGAGATTAAACCTCTACGTCAAACTGCACCTCCACCAAAACCAAAGAGACAAACTCAAGGTTACTTGCGTGAGGCATACGAGTATGCTAAAAACCAGGCAAAGTGGGAAGCAGCAAAAGAATGGTGTCTTGATAGGGGTTATGAGTTCAGAGTCTTTACTGAGAAAGAATTAGGTATCAAGTAATGCCTAGAAAGACAGTCAAGCAACAAACAACAAAAAGACCCACAGATACGGATACAAATGTAAACCGAGTCCGTGGGATAAGTGATAGTATTATTGGTATCAAAGACCCTGATGATATTATGGTAGAACTCTTAGCAGTTCTAAATGAAGGACCTAAGATACCTGAAGCAGGTAAGATTTATATCTTTGTTTACAGCGCCAAGACAGCATCACTGAACTATGATCAAAACCCTTTTGTTGCTGTTACTGATGTATTCCAGTGGGGTTTTCGTGGTCTGAACTTCCATTGGGGTGAGACCAGACAATATACTTGGAATGAAGTTGCTGGTGGGTTGTATGAAGTCTATCCATCGGAAGTGAAAGATTTGCAGATGATACCTTTTGCTAATTTTCGACTAAATACTTAAAAAACATAAATGGCGATACCCTTAGATGTAATTCCATATCAAGGAAATCAACCAAATTCACCTAAACCTGGAGAGAAAGCAACTGCTCAAAAGGACAAGGTTTTAAGGTATCCATATGCTAGAATCGATAACGACTCTGATTATTTGAGAATTGAGATAATCAAATATGAGTCTCCAGCAATTAACTTAGATTCTCTTTTTGATGTTCCAACAGATCAGAATGTAGAAAATCCAACTGTAAAAATAAAAGAGAAGGCAAACTTTCAATTACCTACGATATCTTCAAAAGTAGAAGAAACTAAAAGAACGAAAGGAATACTTCATACAATTTATCTACCAATACCAGAACAAATAGGTGATACCACACAAATTAGTTGGGGAGAGGGAAAATTAAATCCAGCAGAAGCCTTTGGTATTGGTTTTGGTAATCAATTTCAAGATAATCCAACAGCAGCATTAAATGCTGCCCTAAAGGCGTTGACGGATGGAGTAAGTGGAATTGGAGCTGATTCACAAGCATTGAAAGCCATACAGAATGTTGTTTCCTCTACCGCAATTGGTGTCTTAGGTGGTAACGTAAGTGCTAATGAATTAATTTCAAGAGCAACTGGTCAAGTATTTAATCCAAACCTGGAACTATTATTTGATGGTGTTGGTCTTAGAAATTTCCAGTTTAGCTTTGAATTCTTTCCAAGAAATAAGAAAGAAGCGGAACAAGTCATTCTTATTATTCGTACCCTGAAAGCAAGAATGAGTGCTAAGAAAAACGCAAGTGGAAACTCTAAGATTCAAGGTGTCTTCATTTCCGCTCCAGATCTTTTCCAACTGACTTATATGAAAGGTGGTAAAAACCACCCAATATTGAATAAGTTTAAACCAATGGCTCTGGTAGATCTACAAGTGAACTACACAGGTTCTGGAACTTATTCAACCTTCTGGGATGGAACACCAACTCATATAACAATGTCTTTATCATTTAAAGAACTTAATCCAATATACTTTGAAGATTATAACGAGGAGCAATATAGTGGTCCATATGCTCCAGGTGAAGATCCAGTGAACCAAGGTCATGCTGTAGGTTACTAAAATGAGTTACTTTAGAGAACTACCAGACTTATTCTATCAGTCCCCATTTAAAGATAGAACTTCATCTACCGAATATGTAAGAGTAAAGAATCTTTTTAGAAGAGTCAAACTTCGTGATGACTTACAGAATGTTTTTACTCTATTCAACAAATACCAAATCCAACAAGGAGAAAGACCAGAAACTGTCGCCAATAGACTTTATGGTGACGTATCTTATGATTGGGTTGTTCTTTTAACCGCTGGTATTGTAAATGTTAGAGACCAGTGGCCACTTTCAGATTACGAACTTTATAAGTATGCAGAAAATAAGTATGGTAGTAATCTGAATACAATTAGATTCTATGAAACAACTGAAGTGAAAGATTCTTCTGGAAGGCTTATTCTTCCTAAAGGTAAAGTTGTAGATTCAAATTTCTCAATTCCAAATCCAAATATACCAACAGCAAATTTAAATCCTGTTGGTGGTGTTACTAACTATGAGTATGAAGTAAGACTAAATGAGCAAAAGAGACAGGTCTATCTATTAAAACCAGACTACCTACAACTCTATCTTAGTGATATGAGAAGAATTATGAAGTATGAAAAGTCTTCTCAATATATCAATAAGCAACTTGCTGCTACTGAAAATACTAGAAACACTTCACCACAGTAACTCTAAATTCTTATCAAATATCATCACATATCGGTGTTTGCGGGAGCGTTCTTTCCATTCTCCTGCAGCACCTTTAATTTTGCCTCTAGAGTGTTTAGTTCCGTCTGCATAGTAGAAATCTTTCTTTGGGTCTGTGAGTCCGCAATACTTAAAGTTACAAGCGCGATAGATTGTACCAGAATGAAAATCACTATCAGCGTAAGAGATGACTGCTTTAACTTCAGTATCCTTCCGTAACTGTCTAATCGCTCTTGAAACAAACCAAGAAGTGATATTATATTCTGCTCGTTGGGTTTCAGGGTGTACGCAAAGGCGTGAAAGTTCAAAGAGTCCTTCT